GCCCCTAGTGCATTAAGAGAATAACTGAACCTGTTCTCGTCCAGCAGTGGCGCAGCAATCATTGTATCGAGTATTGTTCCCTTGACCTCAATACCCTCTGTAAGCAACCATCCCAAATCGTACTGTGCGTTATGAAAAACCACGGACATGCCGTGATCCAATTGGTCTTGGAGCCACCTGAGTACGAGGTCTTTTGCCATGTTCCCCCCACCTTCGTGGGCAATTGGCAGGTAAGCACTCCACTCAGAGGCGGCAACAGCAATTCCTATAAGGTTGCCGTCTTTTCTAGGCCACCCTGGCCCCAAGTTCAATAGGTTGGGATCTCTTGTCTCAACGTCAACAGCAATGATTTTCTCCCCAGAAAGATCGGGAAGGTGCTCCGGCGGAAACCATACTTTGTCATCAAAGAGATCTTCACGCATTCTTTTCTTCTGTTATTGCCGCCCATAACGCTGTGTAAGCTGTAGCGTCTACGCCATTATCTGGGTTTGGGCTCCCTAATTCGTCACGCGATACTTTAAGCAGAACCATGCAGAAAGCAACCTGTTCAGGTGTTATATCTGCCCCTAAATACCTACTCCATAAATCAGCCACACGCTTGTGCAAAAGCACGTAGTCGCCGTGCTGTTTGGCCCTGTCTCCTCCTACAAGAGACGCTGCTGTCCTTAAAATATCCACTGGCTTCATAAAGAATAACTCAAGTTGGTTTGGGGGAGCATAATATGTAAAGCCTTTTTTGTTCTTGTCACCGCAACATAATATACCCTGTGCTCCGTCGCAGGATTCTTTAAGTATTCCTTGTGCGCTGCGTAAGACAAGTCCGGCACCACCAATACATTGTCAGCTTCTCCACCCTTCATTGAATGAATTGTACTTATCTTTATTCTAGGGCTTTTGACATTGTCTTTTCTTTTCAAGGCATTAAGCACGTAATTCTTTGTGTCAAGATCAATTTTATTTAAGGATCGATGCCACCGTACAGAACCGTCCACCAGTAGCCCTAGCTTATCGGTTGCTTCAGACATGCTTATCAGGGAATCAGGGTCCAGACCTAACAAGGCAGCGGATCGTGGTCCATGGCCCCTTGAGTACCCTTCCCCAACCGCCATAAAAGTATAAATGTTTCTTAACTTATCTGGTGTAATTGCTACGCCCTTGCACCAATCTTCCCAAGACTGAAGAGCCTCGTAAGTCTTGACCGGAATGCTGGGGTGCCCATTACGACTGTATATCCAACCTTCTTGCCTAAGAGCGTAAGCATACTGTGCCGCGATACGGTTAGTACGAGCCATCAGACACCACTCGCCTTCGTGTAAAGGAACATCCCAAATATTTTGATGAAACTGAACTATACCTTCTTCGTCACGGGGGCGCCATATTTTAGGTGCTCGACCTTCTATGCGACTAACGATGTTTTGGGCTTCTCGCCAAGCGGCTCTAGGCAATCTGTATGATTGGCTTAAAACGGTCTTCTTTTCTGTTGCGTTTAAAAAGGCTTGAACGTCAGCCCCCTGAAAACCCATGATGGCCTGGTCATCATCTCCCGTGAAAACCTGTATGCGGGGTGTCTGCCTTAAAACATCAATCATTGCCCACTGTAAGGTTGACAAGTCCTGCGCCTCATCTACGAATAAAGCCTCTATGCCGGGGGGCGCATCCGACCTGATAAAATTCTCGATCATGTCGGTAAAGTCAATCTTACTACGGACACTCTTATAACCCTCATACGCCGACACCAACCGCTTCAACTCTGGAAAATCAATGGAGTAATCTGCCAACTGCCGGTGCATCTCTTCAAGCGGAATCCTCTTACTACGCGCCAGATGATACTGGCTCATGTAAAAGTCACCCTTCGACACGCCTAGAGTATCAAAATCAGTTTCTATGCTTGCTTTCTTGTTGCCAAAAGGAATGCCTACAGCTTCCCCAATCTTCTTCAAATCATCCTTGCCCATCACCTCGTCAGAGCTATACCCCCCAGACCGAAACGCCATAGAATGCAACGTCTGAAAGTACGGCAGGTCCTTTTCATCTATACCCCAATCACGGGAAACCCTCTCACGGCTTTCCTGTGCTGCCTTACGGGTAAACGACACACAGGCAATTCGATCAGGATCAATGCCTTGCTCGATGCACTCCCTGATCTTGTTGGAGTTGGTTTGGGTTTTGCCTGTGCCAGGTGGCCCAAGGATGGTTTCATGTTCTTCGGTCAAAACGGTGGCTCCTCCATTGGTGAGAATGTAACTTCGGGCAGGTCAACTTCACCACGGTACATCTCCGGCACAAACCACACCCGCACCGACTTCCAGTTTTCGTTGTTATCAAGAAACCGGTATGTTTTGTTAGCTTTTTCTCCATTGTTCATTTCTTTTAACCGCTCAGTGATCTGACCGCGTGTGTATAGCGTAAAATTATTACGCTTCAGAAATTCCTGTAGGGAACTTAGCTTGAAATATGTAACGCTGTCCTCTGTCCACGGCTTACCTGTCAACAGTTCCTCTGGGCTGTGTGCCTGTATACGAGAAGTGCAAAAAGTTTCTAATAGTTCTATGAACAGACCCTTTTGAGTCAATTCCTCTGACACCGATATTCTCGTGGCGTCACTTAACAAACTGTCAATTAAGTCGCGCCAATCCGATTCTTTCATTTTGGCCGGCATCTTGTACATTTGTTCCATGCAAGCACGTTGAAACTCCACCTGCATCTGCAACTGCTTGGTAGACAACTCAAGCCTTGCACCGTCAACGTCAACAAACCACACGGGAGGTTCCGACTCCACCACGGTAAGACCGCCCACAGGCACATGAGAATTAGCGTCCCCCACACCAAACTTCCTGGACCGACACAGTGACTTGTTGCAATGGCTGTGTAGCGGCTCCTGCTTGCACGTATAAAAATATTCTTTTTTATCCAGCTGCTCTTGAATAATAACAATCTCCCGCGCTGGAAGAGGCGGGGTACAATAATCTTGGTTGTGTTTCTCCAACAAAACTTTCCAAACACTTGGCGAAGATTGCTTGTAATACACGCCTATATTTAAAAGCGTGTTGTTCCTACCGCCTTCTGGAATGCCAAACTCCGTCAGCTGCTGAAGACATGGTGGGCCTTTTGGTAATATATCGTCGCTGTTGCCTAACGATATCTTGGAAAGTTCTTCCGCTGAGATGCGTGACCCTTCCGCTAAGGTAAGAAAATCCTCTAAAGCTGTGGACGAGCCATCCTTTTTGAGCGCATACCGAGTTGTGTACTCTGCGTTCTGGTAGGGAAGGTTTATAAAGTTTCCAACATCACCACGCTCTGCCAGAAGTTCTTCCTGCTTTGGAAACACCTCGCAGTTGCCCCATCCAATGACAGCGGCAAACTCAGCAAGACGATCTCGAACTTCAGAAGCTGATACTTGTTCGGAGAGAAAAAGAAATAAGTGAGCCCCGCCAGACTTTGACCGGCAGAGTATCAACGGTAATTTAAAACGCTGTACCTTAGAAAATAAGAGTGGAAGATCAAGATTGTAGTCATCTATATCAAGCGCACCAAAAAGACATTTGTTCGTCTCGTTAATAGGTATTGACCCAACACCAATCTTCCCATCCAAATGATCTTGGATAAGGTCCACCGTCAACGGTTCACGGACAATTTCGTATTTTGCCTGCTGCTTGCCGTTTTTCTGGCGGCCCGAAACTTCTGTCTGTCCATGGGCTCCTTGTGATCCGGTAAAAAGATCAAGAAACCTCTGCGCTAAATCACTCATAAAAATAGGGTCCCGCGTTACACGGGACCCCTGCACCTAGAATGGTACTTCGTCAGAGGATTGATCGGCAATGACTTCCGTTTCCTGTACCGGTGGAGCAATACTCAACTCCCCACTGGAAATGGAGCCATGAAGTTCCTTGCAGTCATTGTAGGCTTCCAGAGAGGGAACCGGACCCTCAAGGGAAATGCTCCAAGAGCCCCACGATCCCTTATCGTTACCGTCCTCGACAGACTTTAAACGATAGGTGTTCGCAAATGACGGCAGCGTTGAGCCCTTGTGCTTCTGCATCATCATCATCGACAGCCAGAGACGCGACTTCTTCAATTGCGTCTTTTTCATGTCCACAATAGCATTCTCAAGATTGCCGTCTTCGTGAACGATCTTGATGTAATGCTGGGCAGTACGAACCAGTTCGTTGCCGTTGGCCAGCAACTCCATGCCGGAGTCCTTATCCCGCACGGCTGTTCGTACATCCTTTGAGTCGGCAGACAACTCACCCTCAAACCCGCCGCCCTGATTTCGCGGTACGAACTCTAAGAACTTCATCTGAAAGAACACGGGAAGTACAGAGACACCCTTGTCCCCTTCCCACACCTTATTGGTCACGGTATTAAAAATGTCTCCTTGACTAGCGCCCTCGATGTACGCAGCGTCACTCTTCTTCAACTGCGGCGACAATGCCTGAATAATCCTCACAAAAGGTATCTGAAGGTCAGACGATTTTACTTCTTCAAAGCCATAACCGACATCCGCTTCAAAAGCTTCCGCCAACTCAGCTGGTAGTGCTCCGTTCTTAGCCATGATTCATTCTCCTTTTATCTTAGCTACTGTTCCAATGTGTGCGTTAAAAATTTCCAAGTCGATCTCCTGCTTGCTTTCAATCCGCTCGCGTATAAGCTTCTTGAGTGTTT